TCTGGAGGTGCTGATTTAACCGGAGCAGGAACAGGAACTCTAATCATTCAAAAATGGCAAGATGACCGAATGAATGCTGACTTTTTTAACTATTTACCGAGTAACTATTGGTACCAAGCATTAGAATCATCAGATGAAGCTATTTCATTCTTGATTCATGCCTTTGCAATTAGAGGAATGAACGGTGTAATTATTCACGGTGACGCATTAGAAATGGCTGTAAAACAAGTTTATTTCATTCAAAACAGCGATAACAACCCAATTGGCTTTTCGGAAGTAAATGTTATACCACACAGTGAAGACGCAATGGAGTTTCTAGGTATTAATGAATGGACAGAAC